ATATGCATCATTTGCATTTATAGTTTTGCTTGATTTACGGTCATCGCCTACCGTGCTGTCCACTCTGTTTACTCACGCAATCGAAACCATGACTGGCCCATCAAAAGAATACTGGTTACGGCATCCTTACCTTTCGGCTCGCCAGACAATGTAACTGACAATATCCTTTTGGTGGACCAGGCGGGAGTCGAACCCGCGTCTTGCCTGCATCTACGTTGCTTCTTTCCTTTCGGTCTTCACAGCAATAATCATTGTTTATTATAGTAGTCATCTAACCAAACTAGGGCCGCAACGGCTACAAATATTAAACTAACTTCAATCATAATTATATATTTATTTTTATACGTTGTCAAGATCATCAATTAATCGAGATAAAATAAAAGATTCATCAAATTATTGTTCGAAATATAAGATTTATTATTTTTTCTAAAAACCCAAATTGGTTCTATAAACACACTATTCTGTTCAGCGTTTACAATAGAATGCGGTCTTGCCTGCATACGCATACCAATTTTTCCTATATAATGAGCGTTAGGATAAGTTAATATATCTTCAACCATATCATCACAAAGTGTTAATCTATTTCCTCTGGTTGTTCTAGGATCGATGATATTAATCATCATAAATGCATTATCTTGCAGAGTATCCCATACTAGTCTATTAACTTTAAAAAAGAAATTATTTTTCCAAGAGTCAAACGTATTATATCTTACCCAAGATTGATTATCTACTTTTGTAGTTGAAGTTGCATAGCGTTCAGTTTCAAAATACGGAGGGCTTGTAAAATAAAAATCAAAGGCGTTTTCGTATTGCTTCCAATTTATATCTTCGCAAGGAAGGTTATAAATTTCAACTGTTTTTATACCTTTACAGCAAAAGTAATTTTCTTTTTCAACTAATGTAGGATTTCCTCCGAGCAATTTTTCATACTCTATACATTGTTTTTTATAAACTTCGAATACTTCAGGATTAGGATCACATCCAACATAATATCTTGTACTAGATGTTGCATAAAATGCTGCTAATCTATCACCCCAACCACAACTAGTATCTAACACATTTTTGGCTTTATGTTTTTCATATAATGCTTTTGCAACACTAGGTTTAAATTGTGTAGCAGTATAAGTTCCTATTCTAAAACTACTTCTAAAGGCTGTGTCACATATGTCGGTTTTGCCTAAAGCACCTGCTCTCCAAAAATGCCAATTCATTTTATTAAGTTTTTCTCTGCTACGCCAAATATCCCACGGACTATCTACAGAGTTACTACCGCATTTCATTCTATTTTCTTGTTGAAAATAATTACTTACAGAATTAAAAACATGAGATTTATCAATAACACCTAACGGAGCATCTTTATATTTGTATCTATAATCAACTTGCTCTTGAACATCATCAAAGTTTTTATATTCTCTCAAAAATGAAGTTTGAGAAAATCTCAGAAACAAATTTTCAAAATCACTTGTTTTAATTTCTTTAATCGGAAATGGTACATTATTTGTAACAATATATTCTGTTAATGAATCTTTAATATCATCTTTTGAATACTGTTTAATAAATTCATTCCAAACGGAATTAGAAATAAAAGGTATTTTTCGTGTATCGGAATTCGATTGAAAATAATTTACAATATCTTGATTAATCATACTTAAATTATACACTAATAAAAAAGAGAAGTATACACTTCTCTTCTTTGACAAACTTCCCAGGGCGTGTAGAGCCTTTGTCGAGCCATAGAGTCTCTCACTCTATCAATTTACTACGTAAATTTTACCCCTGCAAAAGCATAAGTATTTACCAAACAGGATTATCATTATCGTCGACTTCTATCCAAGTATGATCTCCTAACCATTTTACTCTTGCAATATATTCATGATCTTCTGTTACCAAAGAGTCATATGGTCCGTGATGACACAATACAGTTTTATTTTTTCTTTTATGAAAAGCCAACCAATAACAATGATTATGATATAACTGAAATTGATATTCAGCAGCATGTACTTGATCAGTTATATCAAGTCGACGTTTTATTTGTTCTGCTTGTCTTTGTAAGACTGATACTAATTCCATTATCCTATCATACTCTTGCTTGGCATGTAGCCTAGCAACATTGAGCATGATATCTTTTTGTTTTTCAACTGGAACTAAATCAAATTTAGGTCCTCCAACTTCAGTCGGATATGGAGTTACATTTCGATTAAAAAATTGTACTAAAGCACCAGATGATGAAGAATCATAACTGGATCTGCCTTTAGCAGAATTTGTATTATCAGTCGACTCGGGTGTATCCAAGGACATTACCAGAACCGTATTGGCTTTCTCCTAGCATCTTTGCTTGTAGATCATTTTCAGCAAAAATAATAGTATGAGCAGTTTGTGTAGGATTGATACGAACCCAAAGTTGATAGCGATACATTTTTATTCCTTTACAGTAGATTGAATGTTTTGAGCCTGAAGTCCTTTATCGCCTTTAATAAGGTCAAATTCTACAAGTTGTCCTGTTTTAAGTGTTTTGAACCCATCCATCTTAATCTGGCTAAAATGTGCAAAAACATCGTCTTGGGTTCCATCTGGAACAATAAATCCAAAACCTTTTGCGTTATTAAACCACTTAACTTTACCTTTGTTCATAATGCTACCTCTTATTATAAAACTATTATAGCAATTTTTTTAATTTTTGTCAAGATATTTTATGATTAAGCAAGCAAAGAAAGCCCAGGAACAAAAGAATAAGATGGTGATACTATGCAATTTGCAACTTTGTTTACAGGAGAAACTTGATATCCAAAACCACTATAATGACTAACATGCAACCATCTAGTAGATCCTGCTTTTTCTTGTAATAATTGATCAAAACATAAATTATCTCGTATCCATTGTGCTGCTTCTAAATATTTTTCCGCACTGGCTCCAGGAACTTGTATGTCCATAGCCATACCTAGTCCATGTTGCGCTTGATTATTTTTGCCACCTGGAGGATTTTGTCTAAAAACATTAGTGATTATTGCTTGTGGATACTGTTTTTTAAAAGGTTCCCAAATATTTAAAGCAAGGTTAGACATGTTATGTAATATTTCGGGAACAGTAATTCTTCCTTTTTTAACTCCGCCAACATAAAAATCTTGCTCTATTATATGTTTGTTATCACCGCCTTTAGGATTATTTGATGTAAACGGTGTGTTCGGTCCTAACGGATTAGGTTGATTTGCCCATAGTGCTGTTTTAGTTGTAAAATCTGCTAGCGAAGTAGCAGGTGTTAACATCAATGTATTATAGGGTATATTGGAATTATTAAAATTCTTCCAATCTGCCTCAATTTTTTTACATTTTCCTTCTAAATTTATTTGTGTTATTGTAGAAGTTCCGACTGATGTTGTCCCAGTAGATTCTGCACTAAGTACCCCGCTTGATACACCAGAACTCACATTTTGATTAACTTGTGTCGCTACGTATGAACTAGTGCTCGAATCGTCTATCCCGTCGCCATCTAAGTTTTCTTGTATAAACGTGCCTTCGGTACTAGTTGTTAGTATAGTCGAATCTGGACTACTAGTAATATTAACAGTTACAGGGCTTCCATCAAAGTTATATCCGTTAGCCGTACCTATATATACATTTCCACTTCCGCCAACTCTAGGATGTCCGCATGTGTCAGTATTACCTGTATAATTTATCGGAACATTATGTGCAAGTACATTTGGACTTCCGCCAGATGTTTGCCATGCCCCACCACTATGAATTCCTTTCCCGTGTCCAGTTCCAATAGAACCGTTAACAGAAATTAACAAATTGTTTGCATAAACGGTACTATTACCATCAGTGTTAGTTATACTTCCACCTGCATTATTGGAATCTGTTAATCTCTGTGCGGGGCTGCTCATACTAACTGAATACCTGTAGTTCCTTGAATATATTGATCTGCTGCATCTTTTTTCGATTCTGCCAAGACCATAACATGATTCATATTAAGTTTTATAGTATCTGTTTTTGCTAAAAATACAAACGGCATCATACCTAATCCTTGTGGACCGATGCTAACTGTTAATGGTCTGCTGACCTTAATATAATCTGTAGTTTCTTCTTCCAATTTAGCAATAATTTCTTCTCCGGAGATTAGTTTAATGCTTACTACTTCTCCCACTGAAACGCCTTTAGTTATTAACATATTTTTCTTTCTTAAGTTATTCTTCGCCTATTAGTTTTTCCATTAATTTATAATGATCGTATGCTTTACGTAATGATTCGTATTTTTCTAACTTTGCTGGATCTGGTTGTAGTATTGCTAACCTATCTTCAATTTTAGAAAATAGTTCTTCTAGACTACGCCCTTTAAATTTTATATCACCTTCAAAATTAGCATCACCTTTAACGTCTAATGTGTTTGGTGCTGCGGTTCCTACGGTGACCCACGGTTGTCCAGTATACCCTGTTCCATTTGGTGTAAATGTATAAGGTCCACTTGTTCCTACTCCCATAGTACCAGAACTATTAATCGAGTAGTTCAAAGAAGTACTCATAGTAGAATTCATTATTGAATCTAAATCTAATGTATTGCTGTCACTAATTTTAATCGTATCATCATAGGTATTAGTAGACATTATTAACTCCTAGGTATTCTT